CTCTCTTACCTGTCAGGCCGGCGCTGTTTCAGGCGTCCTTGATGTTGGGTTCGATAGGTTTACTGTGCCTCTGTATGGCGGATTTGATGGTCTCGATATCACAGAGATGGATCCCTTCAACAGTCGGCTCCTTAATGGAATCTCCAATATTAGCGAGCAGAATAGTTATCAGTTTAACTCGATTAAGCGCGCCATTGATTCGTTAACGGATCCTGAGGTGGTGGAAATGAATCTGGCCAGCGTGCCGGGTCTTACCCATGAAGGACTTACTGCTCAGTTGCTCGAGGCTTGCGAAGATCGGGCAGATGCTCTGGCTGTTATCGACCTGAAGGGTGGATTCCAGCCTCGGGAAGATTCCACGTCAATTACACGAAACAACACGGCCACGTCGTTGAGGACCGTTATTAACAACCTGCGCGATCGAGCTATTAACTCGTCGTATGGTTGTGCGTTCTATCCATGGCTCCGAGCACGGGACACGATTTCCGGCAACTTTGTGTGGCTTCCGCCCTCTGTTGCAGCGATTGGTACGTTCTCTAGCTCACAGCGAAAGACCGATGTGTGGTTTGCCCCTGCTGGCTTTAACCGCGGCGGCCTGACTGAGGGTGCAGCCGGAATTCCGATTCTGGATGTTTCACATCAGTTGCGACGAATTGATCGTGATGATTTATATGCCGCGAACATCAATCCAATTGCGAAGTTCCCGGCTGAGGGTATTGTAATCTTCGGACAAAAGACGTTGCAGGTAACTCGGTCTGCTCTGGATCGCATTAACGTGCGTCGCTTGATGATCTTCGTGAAGAAGCGCATCTCGCAGTTTGCTGCCAGGATTTTGTTTGATCCCAACGTCAAGGTAACATGGAACCGCTTTCTGAGTAAGGTTAACCCCTTCTTAGCTAGCATCCAGACCCGATTTGGTTTGACTGAATTTAAGGTGGTGCTTGATGAAACTACAACCACTCCTGATTTGATCGACAGGAACATCATGTATGCACAGATATTCTTGAAGCCTACGCGAGCGATTGAGTTTATTGCAATAGACTTTAATATTACGCGCACCGGGGCGTCGTTCGATGATTAAAACGAGAAATGAAAGGATTTTTCCATCAAGGAATCTAGTTAATACAGACTTTACAGGAGACTTATAAAATGGCATTTTGGAATGACGCAGCATCCGAACCAAAGAGACAACATAGATTTTTGGTTTACATGGATTTAGGTAACAACGGGTTTGTTCCCTACCTGGCTAAGTCAGTGACGAAGCCTTCTTTTGAGGTTTCTGAAACTGAACACAAGTTCCTCGGGAATACGTATTATTACCCCGGGTCGCTTACATGGAATGAGGTTACCTGTACAATTATTAACTCAATCGATCCCGACGGACAGGATCTACTTCTGAACGCTCTGGAGAAATCTGGTTACCTTTTCCCCAATGTTCAGCGCGAAGCGATTGAGCGCAGCCCTGGCACGATTAATAAAGAAGATAGCCTTGATGCACTCGGCGAAGTAAAGGTGGCTGAGCTTGATGGCGAAGGCCGTGAGGTTGGCGTCTGGACTCTCAAGAATGCATTCATAAAGTCTGCTACTTTTGGTGATCTGGATTATGCTGGTGACGAATTACTTAATATTGAGATCGGAATGCGGTATGATTGGGCTGCATACGAAAGTCTGAAGGGCGGCAACGGTGCATACGGTGGCGCCTAGATAATACGAAAGAAGGTGGTGAATGTCACAACGAAATAACTTGGAGCGCGCCCTCGGCGGCCCTGCTCCAGTCGTGCCGGATCAAGGAAGCCCGGCAGCTGCACAGCAAGGTGCAGGAGAAATGTTTTCCTTTGTAACTCCTACAGAATTTGTTGATCTGCCCAGCAAGGGCCAGTTTTATAGTTCAGAGCATCCTCTGCACGATGAAGAGGTGGTTGAAATTCGCCACATGACAGCTAAAGAAGAGGATATTTTAACTTCTGAGTCTCTCCTAAGGCGCGGCGTTGCGGTGGATCGAATGTTACAATCTCTTTTGGTAAATAAAGAAGTCAAGATTGGCGATTTGCTTATCGGAGACAAGAACGCTCTTATCGTCGCCGCGCGTATTACGGGCTTTGGCCCACACTATGACACAATGGTGGGATGTCCCGCGTGTGGAGAAACGGTATCTAATCCTTTTGATTTATCTGAATTAGATTTAGTCGATCATGCTGATCTTCCCAGCAACACAACCTTAAACGAAGATGGCACGTTCACTCTTCAGCTGGAATCAGTGGACTTCGCAGTGCAAATGAGGCTTCTAACTGGAGCAGACGAAAAGCGATGGAGCAAGAAAAAAACCAAAAAGAAGAAGCTTAAATTACCTGATAGTACCATTACGGACCAATTAAAGCTTATTGTGGTAGGGGTAGAAGACTCCCGAGACCCGGCCGTAATTAGTAACTTTGTGGACGCAGTGCCTACCAGGGCTTCCCGCGAGATCCGCGCCGCTTATGAGAGTGTGATGCCCAACATTGATCTTCATCAGGAATTTACATGTCCAGAATGTCATCATGAGGGGAGGATTGCTGTACCTTTGACGGCCAACTTTTTTTGGCCTGACACCTGAGTATCAACGCGCCGTTTATGAAGAATTCTTCATATTAAAACACCATGGCGGCTGGTCATTCTTCGAAGCCTACAATTTGCCGGTTCAGTTAAGACGTTGGTTTATCCAGCGCTTGGTTGAAGAGTTCGAGAACGAAGCTAAGGCAATGGACAAGAGTAGTAAAGGAAGCCGCGGCAAATAATGCGCGGCTTTTTTTGTTTAAACTATTTATTAGAAGAGGGATTGCTATGAATGACCTGGTACCTATTGAAATTGATTTAAACGTCGACCCCAGCAAGATAGACGAGAGCTTTCTTGTCACTTTTGCGGGTCTTACTAAAATGTTGCTTAAATATCTGTTTGGGGGGAGCCCTGCTCCGGCAAAGATTCGTGGCACTCCAGCCCAAGTTTCCGCTTTTACAAGCGCACTTGGCAGAGAGAAGAATTACATGGATGCATTCTTAAAGTATGGCCTCAATGATGAACGAACCCTCTCCAATCGAGGCAGATTAAACTCTGCTGTGTCTAAGTTTGAGCGCTCAACCGGACTTCGGTGGCCCTACACTAACTAAGAGTAATTTATCATGGCTGACGATCCCACAGTAAATATAGACCTTGATAAGTTAAGCAACGACGCGCTGAAAGAGCGCATTGAACTCCTTAAGGAAAAAAATAAGCTTGAAAGGGAGGCTATCTCTGGTGCGCAAGCGGAATATGAGGACGCCTCCGAGCGCAACGAAGAGGTAATAAGGCAGATTGAGAAAAATATCGCGGCTCTGCAAAGAAAGAAGTACGCCGGCGACAAACTCACCGCGGCACAAGAAGCAGAACTTGAAAGAGGCAAGCAAGAAGTTAAGATGCTCCAGCAGCAGAATAAGTCGCATGCCTCTTCAGTCGCGGCTATTAAAAAGCACGAAGCAGCTTTAAAAGATCTCAACGATGAGGGTGAAAAGTTCGCCAACATTCTGTTGGGCACCAACAACCAACTGGGCAATTTTATAAAGAAGATGATGGGCACCAAAGGAGGCTTTACGGCGTTTGCTAAGGGGTTAGCTGGCCTCCTCAACCCATTTAAGCTGTTGATGTCTTTCATAACCAAGGTTATTCAACAAACTTTTTTCTTTAATATTGCCGTTGACAAGGCTCGCGCAAGTTTTGTTAAAGCCACGGGTGCTTCGCGTAAATTTGGGAACGACATAGTCGCTCTTTCCCACGCCATGAAGGGCACCGGTGTTCGTGCCGACGAGCTCGCAAAGGCACAGACTTCTTTGTACAGTGGGATGCAGGACTTTAGCAAAATGAACACGACCCAGCGCCGAGGGCTCGTCAAGACAGTTTCTTTGTTTCAAGAACTTGGTGTTTCGACCGATACGCAAGCTGAGATTTTGAACGAAGCCACCAAAAGTTTGGGGTATAATGCAACTGAGCTCGAGGGCGTACTGCTTATGGTGGGCGGCGTCGCTGACGGGCTAAATGAGCCCATGAACAAGGTGATGGAAAATTTTAAGACTGTTTCTCAAAAATTGGCATTTTATGGAAAGAACATCGAGGGGGTTTTCAAGAATCTCTCGGCCCAGTCCAAGGCCACCGGCCTCTCCATGGATCAGTTACTGGGTGTTGTGGAACAGTTCGACACATTTGAGGGCGCCGGCAAAGCAGTCGGTAAACTCAACGCCATTATGGGTGGCCCATATCTCAATTCCATTGATATGCTCAATGCCAAGGAAGACGAGAGGGTTGAGATTCTTCAGCGCTCGATGAAGCAATCTGGAATGAACTTCAAACAGATGGGCAAGTACGAGCAAAAGATGATTGCCAGTAGTTTGGGCATCAGTCCCAAAGAGGCTAGAAAGATGTTCGGCGCCGAGACAGAATCTGATAAGATGGAGGCCATGCAAGCCGCCAAACTTGCAGCCCGACAGGCGCGCTCACAAGATATCCAAGAAAACATGGAGAATATGCTGGAGCAATTTGCA